CGATCCAGCAGAGTTATAGTATACAGGATTCCTAGCCCGCGAGCAAGATCACAATAGATATTATCGCTTAATAATTGCCAAGGATCGGGCCAACTTGCTCGATCATCCCAATGCAAATGGTACGCTCGCCAAGGTGTTCTAAACCACCAGGCATTGACTTCGGCAAGGACTTGTTCAACAGATGCGTGTTGTACTGTTTCACGAAGAACGCCCCACGCATGTAGGCGTTGTTCAAATGTAAGTGGCCACATCAAACTTGGAAGTAACTGATGGAGTAGTAAAGAGTTCCTGTAACACCCGGTGTGGTGCTAGTATAACCAAATGAGATAGTGCTGGCAGTTTCGCTGATGTTGAATGTCACGCCTGGGTCAACGTTGTATATTGGATTGGGGTCCAGGTAAGCAAGATCTCCGCCTGTGCCATCAGTACTTGCTACCACACTGACAGTACCTGTTTGAGTAGATGTACCCTGGCGGATCATGTACTTGACTTCAAACGCCGGAATTGCATTAGCGTCAATAGTAAAGAATGTTCCTGTAGTGTTGTCTTCTATAACAGCAGTGGTTCCTGCATTTACAATGTAGTCGCCAAATGAGAACTGTGTACGACCGGAAAATACATCTGAATACTCAGTGAGTACTTCTGTATTGCCAATTACTGGAGCACCTTCTTGTAGAGTGCCATTGCCAATAAACAGTCTGCGTTCATCGATTGCCCAGCCAAACTCTGCGCCGGCCAGTTGCGGCACATTTTCTGCTAGACCTTTACGGTTTGTAATTCTTGATACTTGTACAATTGCCATGTGGATCTCTCATTCTTAGGTGTATTTATGGTAAATCAGAGTTTGTCTGCACAAGATCTATTAGAGGTTGTATTCTTTTGGCAGTGTCTTCTACCCAATCAAATTCCATTACTTGATTGAAATTGTGCTCAATTATGGGCCGGGCTTTTTCAAAAATTTCAATTTGATCCTGTCTGCAAAGCCACATCAACTGATTCCAAGCGGCTTGCCATCTATCTTGATTGTTTTCAATTTGATCATAACTTTCATCCAAAATACTGTCAAACGTAAGAAATCCCGATTTCTTAAGATTTTGCAAAAATCCCTGCCCTGAGAAAACCACAAAAATCCTGCGGCCCAGACAAACTTTGCCTAATTTTTCTGTTATCATCAAAACTTCATTTTGCCAGGTGGTTTCTGCTAGAATACTATATGCAGTTTTGCAATAAACACTCACAGGAATAATATTACCGAATGCTGTTTCTGTTCCGTAATAATCAACATTATGATATATGTTCCAACTTTCTTGACCAGCAATCGGATTACAGCCCGGTTCCCAAATCAATTCAGGGTTGGTTGATATAGGTTTATTGGGTTGTTGTGTTTGATGGTTAGTAATAGAAAATATACTATGATTTTTTAAATTATTTTCTAAAATTTTGTTATGTACAAATACACGATGAGGCTTGTCGCTACCAAGTAATGCATCAAACAACAAAGGTTTTGATTTATAAGCAGGCAAGTTTTCTAGTTCTTGCAACAGTCTAGTATTTCTGTACAACTGTTTCATTTTGAAAATATGTTCTTGCCAAGGTATAACATATTGTTCTTTTCCGACCACTGTTCCTGGATATAGCCAATAAACGTTTGTTAAATTGTAGTAGGGCTGGCCAAGCACACACCAGTCATGCAATTCTGTATCTACTACTAAAACCATATCACTGACCCTGGACAATTGTTGTATCCATTCATACTGACTTTGTATTACATCACCATTCCAAGCAATTAATTCTATTGCAATTTTTATTTTATCAACAGATTCTACATAATGTTGATAGTTTTTCTTGTGGTCACTAGAACCTTGTCCGTGGCTGTAATACCAAGTTACCGGGCCATCAAATTTTAAACGGGTAACGATGCCCTGAAAATCATGTCCAAATATTGAAATCATCGATGGTGGTTCCTGTAATATTCTTCAACCTTTCGCCACCACAGATCTCGATAGCGATCAAATTCTGCGCCTTCTAGTACAAATTCCTGATATTGTGGTTTACCAACGATATTATGTTGCTCGTCCAAGTCGGGCTTTACACACATTAAAATAACACCTTTGCGTATCTTTGTGCCGTGTAATTCATTGTGTGCTTCTGCGTAGGCACAAAGTTGTACAAAATAATCGTCAATCCATTCACGTTTTTTGGGCCGGTTGGTTTGCTTGTAATCCAAGATTGATTCTTCATTCAAATGAATACCTGCACCATCTGTTGTGCCTGCATAGATACTAGGAAAATACAACGGAACTTCAATACCCCAAAATTCACTAACATTTTTAAGACCATCTCTGATCACAGTTTCTGCCATGGTATGACTGGGCCAACTAAAGGGATTAGATCCGCGCTCTTTGATCGCACCCTCTTTGACATACTGCTCAAGATAGGTATGCATACGTGTGCCGCGGTTGGCGGCTTCGGTTGTGATTTGCTGTGCTTTTTCTGCGCCCACACGACGACGCCATTGATTGAGTGCTTCAACTTTTTCCGGGGGTTTTGTTTTGTCAAGAATTGTGGTCACTGACGGTAAGTTATTGCCATCTGGGGTGGCGTAGTAACGCCGCCCCTCTATTGTCACGCGGGGTATAGGCTGGTAATCAAATTTTGGATTGTACAATTTATTTCTTTCTCTAATAGTGCTTGTTGTATTTTGCTTAATAAATCAGACGTACCAATGGTGTTGGCACGATTAAAATTGTGTTGTAATATTGGTCGTACCTGTTCAAAAACTTCCAATTGGTCTCTATTGCATAGGTCAATTACTTGTTTGAATGCTTGACTCCATCTTGTGTGATCGTCTTCAATTTGATCGTAGGATTCGTCAATTACGTTACCAAATGTCTGAAATCCTGAATCTCTTAAATGTTGTAAGTATCCGGCGCCGCTGAATGCCACAAACAACTGTTGTCCTAAGAATAACTTGGCCGATTTCTCTGTTGGCATATGACAATGATTTGTGTATCCTGTTTCTGCTAGGATAGAATAGGCGCAGGTATTGTAAACAGTAACTGGCACAATGCAAGCCACAGGCAATTTGATTCCGTGATATCGGCAACAGTCTCCGCCGACTGCAAGCAATTGGTGTGGCAAAACTTCTATGTCCGGCTCCGTCCACCAATTTGGTGACTGGTCAAGTTGAACAGGATTCTCAGCGCAGTCCTTAGGCAACATTTTACATATGATTTTATCTTGTAAATTGTTCGACGATACCTCTTGCTGTATAAATCTTCTGTGTGTTTTTTGCCCGCCTAATAATGCACTAAAAAAATATTCTTTTTGTTTGTAAAGTTGTAGGTCGGCCAATCTATGCTTTAATTTTTCTTGATACAATTCGGCTATTCGCCAGATATGGTATTGCCAGGTGATAATTTTTTGTTTTGAATATGCGCAAGCACCAGGAATTATCCAGTATGCATTTTCAAACAACTCAGTTTCGTTATTGATAAAATTGTAATCATATACTTCAGAATGAAATAAAAAAATTATATCACTTGATTCAGACAATAAACCTATTGTTTTTAATTCTTGTTCTCGAGTATTACTATATTGCACTTCGTAAAATGCCAATTTAATGTCAGATTGTGAACAGCAGTATTGATCAATATTGTGATAAAAAGTTACAGGTTGATCAAAATTTAATAATTTAGCAACTGTTGGTTGTTTTTTCCAGCCTGGTTGCTGGCCGCCAGGCACAGAATTCCAAGAAAAAATGTTGATCATTTAAACTCTAAAACTTTCACCGCAACCACAACGGTCACGTTCATTGGGATTAGAGAATTCAAACCCTTCGTTAAGTCCCTGGCGCACATAGTCTACTGTCATGTTTTTAAGATAGATGTCGTCTTTATGATTGACCAGCACCACAAACTCAGGTTGTGCGTAGTTAGTAACATACTGTTCCGGTGTGTATTCTTTAACATATTCTAACACATAAGCCAGTCCACTGCAACCTGTAGTTTTTACGCCAAGACGAATACCAGCATAATTTTTGGCTGTAACTAGTCGCTGTATTTTGTTTCGTGCCGCATCAGTTAGTGTTATCATGCTTCTTACGATAATCTGCTACTGCGGCTTTGATGGCGTCTTCGGCCAGGATTGAGCAGTGAATTTTGACTGGGGGGAGAGCAAGTTCTTCAGCAATTTGGCTATTTCGTAAGGATCCTGCTTCTTCAAGTGTTCGACCTTTGACCCATTCCGTAACGAGGCTAGAACTCGCGATTGCGCTTCCACATCCGTATGTTTTGAATCTTGCATCTGTAATGATTCCATTCTCTACTTTGATCTGCAACTTCATGACATCTCCGCAAGCAGGTGCACCGACCATGCCAGTACCAACAGTATCATCAATTTCAAATTTGCCCACGTTGCGCGGATTTTCGTAGTGGTCGATTACTTTATCAGAATAAGCCATATGTTATACACCATAATTCTAAACCTATTTTATAAAGCAAATAGGTTGTTAATATTCCGGTACTGACCGATAATAATTTATTGATTGTCATTGTATGCAGGTTCTTTCTCTATATATCCGACCGTCTGCTGTTTGTATCTCGTTCCAGGCAGTGCATGTTGGACTTTGTCCGTAGTAGATGGTGGTAGGTGGCACAGGAGCAGGTTGTACGATAACTGGTTGTTGTACTACTACAGGTGGATAGTTTCGAGCAATTTCGTAACCAATTACACCACTGACTATTACTGGGGCGATCCAACCATTATATCCCCATCCTCCACGACGATGATTATGATGTGGATATTGTGCCATTGCTGTGGCACTTAGGGTGATCAAAACTAGTGCGATGATTTTTTTCATATACGCTTCCTATCGGGTAGTATACTATATTTAACGTGTTTGGTCAACCTTTAGTTGACTACATTTGGTTTTATTTCATCGCCCGTTTGGCTGCCGCGGCCACAATGTCTTGTGCTTGGTTTACCGGCATAGGCACCGGTCCGGTATCGTTGCCTTTGAACTTGATCACACCTGAATTGGGTTCAATGGGCATGAACACTCCGTCTAGTGGGGCCTGGCTGGCCATGTTTTGAAGAATTTCGGGTGTGAGATCAATCTGCATGTTTTTGGCCAGATTCAAAAAAGTCTGCATGCTAATTTGTTTCTGGCCGCCTGTGTCCTTGGCTCGACCCAATAAGAATTCAGCCAAGCCTAAAAGTCGAGCGGCTGTGTCGTCTGACCGGCCGTTACCAACTTCATTGATACGCATTATCTACGTCCGCGGCCTAGACTGGCGGCTGGGGTAGTGGCTTCGGGTTCTGGTTCGAGTTCGGCACCTGCATCAGCGGCAGCGGCATCAAGCCCAGCCTCTGCGCCTAACTCGGCACCCATGTCTGCGCCTAACTCAGCGCCCATGTCTGCACCTGCTTCGGCACCAGGAACCACAGCACCAGCACCTTGGCCAGTTACCACACCCAGTGCGGCTTCCAATTGACCTTTGCTGGCCTGTAAATTTTGTACAAGCCCTGACAGTGCGGCGGCAGCATCTGCGTTAAACTGTGCGGCTTGATCTACGCCAACTTCGTTCTTGATTGAATCAACCAAGGCAGGCAATTCTTTGAATTGCATTTCTGTTGTGTCTTCCAACATCTTCTGCACACGGTCAACCATGTCTTGTGCAGCCAACACCACTTGTGCCTGTTGAATCTCTGATTCGCGCAAGAAGTTGCCTGTGTTGTTTTCTGCTGCCATGGTTGGATTCATCATGGCTTTTTGCAAGTCAGCAATTTCTTTTTGCTTTTGCTTGATCTCGTCCTGCATTTGTTTCTTTTTCTGCTGTTGTTGTACTGTGTTCAACGCGGCTGTGGCGGCTGGGTTTGCACCAGGAGCGCCTGCTACAGGGGCGGCACCAAACTCTCGGAGTTGTTGTGTTAGGGCCTGTTCCATCATCATGAGTTTGAGATAGGCAGGATTCTTTTCGCTGTAGTGAAATGCAGGGCTTGCACGATGTTCGTTGACTAAACCACGCACACGTTGTAGCATGCCGCGCACTTGACCGCGATTCATTGAGTCAAAAGATAGACGTTGGTCAAAATGACTCTCGAATACTTTAGCGATTTGTTTTGTAGGGCGTGTTACGGCCAGTTCTTGCAGTTTCATTGTTGCTTCCTCGAAGTTGCCAGTATTTAGCCAAATTTATACATTTTGTTAATTCATTTTCTATCTGCTGGCTTTGTGATTGTTTGTGCTGGGCTTTGGCGCTGACTGTTTCCCAAAAGTTTCCATAACTTTTGCGGGCCTGTTCACTGCGAACTTCGATATCGTTGCGTAGTCTAAGTAATGTAAAATCTAAATGCTGTATTTCATTGGCCAGGCGGTATTGGCGGTTTTTGTCGGCTATACACCAGGCCACAGCACTTCTAGTGCTGGTAAATATGCCCACTGGCGTGTCTTGATAGGTTAGAGCATAGCCTTGTGTAGTTTGACGTAGTACATAAGATCCAAACACACGGTATTTTTCACCGTCTGCCACAATCACACGATCTAGTAATTTGGGCAGTTCTTGCTCAGCAAGAGCCGCAAGTTTTTGGCTGGTTTTCATTTTAGTACGTAATGACTAACTAGATATCCTAGTGCGGCAGTTAAAAATCCAATGGCGCCTACGCCCCAACTGATCAATTGTGCATTGCGATTGTCTGACATTTTATGTACCAATCTATGCACTTCTTGAATGGTGGTTTTTAATTCGGCTGTGTCTTGCTTGACATCGTCAATACGTTGTTCTAAGGCAGTATAGCGTTGGGCACACAACTCAACGTGGGCTTCAAGACTTTTCTTTTCGATATCAGTTGTATCAACCATGTGTGCTCCAATCTATTATTTATGGTCCACTATGTCAAATTCAATGTTCTG